AGCTTGAAGCTAGACATTTGCAGTTAGCTGCAGCAGTAAAATATGATAAATTATCAATACCCGAGTTTCTTAGGTTAATGGTGTATGGTTATGTTAGCGGCGATCCAAATATTAGACAATATATTGAAACCGTTAAAGAAGTACAACATAGAAACTCTAAAATCAAACGTAAAATTACCCAAAAAGAGGCAGCCAAAGGTGTAGAGATTTGGAATGATTTTAATATCACTGAGGACGAAAAGCGAGAGCTATTCGATATAATAGAAAAGGAAAACAGCTTATGATTGGATGTGCCAAAGAATGCATGAAGCATAAAATACCCTGTCAAATTAGCGAATGTCGATTACATATTGAATATGAAGAAGATCAAAATTGTACATTAATTGCGGTTAAAAAGAATAATGTATTGACACTAGAAGAGATAGGAAAAAGATTAAAGCGGTCAGCAGTACGGATTAAACAAATTCAAGATGGTGCTTTAAGGAAGATGGCAAAACGTTAAGCTTTCAATGGCGTTTTAAATGTTTTAAAGACTATTTATTAACGTAAACCGAATTTACAAGGAGATTCGTACAAATGAGTAAATTATTAAACGAAACAACTGTTGCCCGCTGGCACAAGCTAGCTCAAATCAATGAGGGTGTTTCTAAAAACTTCCTGAAGGAATTGGGAGAATTACCCCCTCCGGAAGAAGATGAATTGGGGGGCGAACTAGGTGGCGGTGATGAACTACCAATGGATGACGAAGCTCCTGTGACCGATGAACTACCAATGGATGATCTTGGCGACGGCGGCGAAGTTAGTATGAGTGAAGAAGATGTTACGGCATTAGTCGATGATATCGCTTCAGCAATTGCAACACACACTGGCGTGGAAGTCGATGTAACCAGTGATAGCTTGGGCGCTGATGATCTAGAAGGCGATCTGGGCGGCGAAGAAGAAATCGCACCTGAAGGCGAAGAAAGTCTTGACATGGGCGACGAAATGGGTTATGATGATAGTGGTGATGAAGAACTAGAAGGTTTGGCTGAAGCACTTAAAAACGCTAATATTAAGGTACTCGATGACAACAAAATTGTTAACGAGATTACCAAGCGTGTAACCAAACGAATTCTTGCTGCTATTAAAAGCAACTAATCCTCTTTCACCTTAAGGTGACATGTACGAATTTCTTTTATTTTTCGGAGGCGTAGCCTCTTACAAACTCTTATCTTATATATTACGTATTAGGAAAGACTTTTCTTTCTTTTTACGTACATACAAATTAATACTCAAAATGACAGTCTTTTTGCTCAAAGCCTCTATAGATTTGGCCGAACAACAAAAAGAATTTTATACCAAAGCCAACCTATCTGAAGAAAATATCGAACTACTTGTTAATTTTACAGAAACAGCCGTCCTACGGGTGTATTCTGGATTAGAAAATAGCCTTTACGACCTCCCGCCTGAATATAAAGATATAGCTAGAAAAGTCATTTTGAGTCCGGACTACGCTACATATATTTTGGAGGCTAGTGCTAAACTAGGCGGGCAGTCAATTTTATATAATGCCATGAAAGAATTGGAGAGCCATGAACAAGAGTAAACACAACATAATGTATAAATGGATCAAAAACAAAGGTCTGATTGAGTTTGATGACGAATTCGTTGTAGCCCATGCAGATAAAGCATTTAAGGTGAAGCGATTTCTGAATTTTGTTAACAAACTCAGAGAAACAACCAACATTGATAATCGTAAGGTTGAGACTATCATCGATTTATATATCGATGGAAAGATTGATATTGATATTCGCGAAGCTTCCAATGATTTTGATATTGTCAAATTAGAACCGGGATCGGTGGAGGAAAAATGATAATGTACGGTGAAACATGGTGTCGGGGTGACACGAAATATTGTGTACAAATTAACCAGATTAAGGGTAAACGCAATTACAATAAAATTATAAAACTCATGGATGATTGGAGTTTAACCGGCGAGGGTATTACTGGAAAGAAAGAATTTCTATTGATATTTTCTAAAACCTTCGGTTCGCGCGACGAGTGGGTGTTGTGGGGAAAGGGTGTTGACGCGTTTAAACTTAACGCTGTCAATCAAAAAGGCACGACGCTTAAATATCCCAAGATGGGAAAACAAACTAAAAAAACAAAAACCAAGAAAAAGAAATAAGAGGTTATATGTCAACTGAAATTGATACGTCACCGCAAACGCGCGCCGTGGCGTTATATGGAGAGGTTAACGAAGATACGGCTTCGGACTTAATCTCAGCTATGTTGTTTATGAACGATCCGATCGAGGTCGAACCAGAAGAAGCCGAACCGGATACAATCTATATGGCCCGACGCCCATTTGATTTATATATTAACACCCCGGGTGGTTCTGCTTCTGACATGTTCGCAATTTACGATGTACTTAAAAAGATTGAAAAAGAAAATCAAGTAAGCACATATGGAATTGGTAAGGTTATGAGCGCTGGTGTTCTTATCTTAGCCGCTGGGACCAAAGGGAAACGACATATTTCAGAGAACTGTCGTGTTATGATGCACAGCGTAGCCGGTGGCCATGTTGGTACTATCCACGATATTAAAAATGAAATGAAAGAAATGCAGATTATGCAAGATATGCATATTAAAATGATGTGTCGTGAAACAAACTTTGAAGAGAAACAACTACGAAAGATGCTTAAGAGCAGTGGGAATGTTTATTTTTCTGCAAAAGAAGCGGTGGAATGGGGCATCGCAGATGCAATTATGTGATATTAAATACTATTTAGTAATATGAATACTACATCCAACTTAACCAATAAATTCTTTAAAAAGAAACTTTTTAATACTGAAGTCGCCGGATTCAAAGATCTCAACGCTTTGATCGAGCAACAATTAATAGAGTTGCGCCCACTTTTCGAAACGATACAAGCTGATGTAGATAAAATAGACATTACTTTACCTACAATTAAAATTACTGAATTATGGGGTCAAGTCAATAACAAAGACCGGTCGTTAATCGAACAACTTACAAGAAACGTGGGTGGTGATTCAATTGAAGAAAAGATTCAAAACATTAATCGTATCTGTGCGTTTGATGAAAGTGCAGATTTAGCAACAATCTTCTCAACATTAATCTTTATGGATTGTCTGCGTAGTATTGTTGTTGAATATACCGAGTCGGTATCTGGTTTCTTGTTTGAAGGTTTCTTAGCTGGAATTATTGGCAAGGGTTCTGTCCAAATTACTGATGCCGGTGAGGCAGAAGGTCAGGTGGGTAAACCAATTACAGACGTGGCATTAACAATCGGTGGAGAAGCTATTCAATATAGCTTAAAGCTATTATCTCCCAAGACAACAATTGAAGGCAGTTTTAAAAATTTAGTTAATCACTTTAAAAGTTATGATCACGTAGTGTATTTGACTGTACGTAAAGAATCAAACGATATCATGAGGTTCTTAGAATTTACTATTACAAAAGAAAACTTCTTGGATTGGATTGGATTTGCTTGGAAAGCCGAGAAGCCTGTCAAGGAAACGGATGATTTAGAATTAAGTGGTTCAGACCTCGCTGGTTTGTGGCTGGACGAAGAAACCGGTGAACGTTGGTTACAACATAACGATCCGGATGAAGGTGCTGTGAACCTAAAGATTGTTAAAATTATAGATGTAGAAACCGGTCGCACAGTCGCTAGAAACCACAAGATAGCGGCTGAACGTCGATACACCATATTCTATAGTTTGGGTGAAGAAGAAAACTCGTTTAAAAGGTTGTCTGCTTCTGGTAAGCATTTATACGGAAGCCAAGACGCATATGAAATTCTTTTAGGCCTAGCCGCTAGTGGCACACATGACGAGTTTATTAAAGAATTAGAAGCCAGCCCGGGCTATCAAAGATCTTTACAATTCCACATTGCTTCTGACTACGCCAGTAAAAATAGTACTGAGATTGGAGCTATTGATTTGTCTCAAGAAAAGATATATGCTATAGCAAACAACTATGCCGCACTATTACAGTCTAGCTTAATTCCTATTTATAACGAGTTAGCACAGTTAACCGACAATATCAACAAATATTTCTTAGGTACCGCAGAAGGTGATGTTGCAACTAGACGACAATATGCTTTAAAAGCTTCACAAAATGCTGTAGAATTAAAGAGTAACGTCGATAACGCCACCGACTAAGAGGAAAAATGAACCAAGCATATTTTAGTGATCAAGAACTTCGGGAAAGTATTGCCCGGGGTGTTGAGGAATTAGTTTCAGTTGTTTCCGAGACACTAGGCCCCAAAGGTAACAATGTTTTGTTACAACGAAAAGGACAATTACCGGTAATTACCAAAGACGGTGTTACGGTTGCTAAATTTTGTCAATTATCAAATCCATCTGAAAACGCTGCAGCTATGTTAATTAAACAAGCAGCAATCCGAACAAACATTGACGCGGGCGACGGCACCACAACGTCTACCGTTTTAGCTGGCGCAATTCTTCGGGAATCTTTTAAACACATTGTTGCAGGCCATGCCCCCGTCGAGCTTCGCAAGGGTATCGACCTAGCCTGTCAAAAGGTTGTAGAAGAAATTAAGAAAAACTCAGTAGAAATTTCATCACTTGAAGAAATTAAAAACATTGCATGTATTTCAGCGAATGGCGATTCTGAAATTGGAGAGATATTGGTACAGGCGATTAATGCCGTTGGAAAATATGGTTCAATCTCAGTTAAAGAGAGTAGGCAACCACAAACTAGTTTATCTTTAGTTGAGGGTTATCGAGTTCCCGCAGGTTATAGTTCTCCTAGATTTATTAATGATGAGAAGAACCACTTAGTAAAATATGATAAACCAAACGTTGTGGTCACAGACCATGCGCTTACAACTGTAGACGAAATGATGCCAATATTAGAAATGGCCTCACGTTCGCAACGAGCATTGGTTATATTTTGTGATAATATTGAAGGTCAAGCTTTAGCGGCTCTTATCACGAATGCCATGCGAGGGACAATGAAAGTAGCGTGCGTCAAAGCACCATTCTTCGGATCCGAACGGTATGATATATTATCAGATATTGCGCTAACTTGTGGTGCGACCTTTTTAACTCGTACAACTCATCCGGACTTAACCAAAATTCAATTAACAGATTTCGGTGAGTCAGAGAAATTAGAGATTGGGAAACACACAACACTAATAGTTGATGGAGCCATGGACCCTGATCAGATTGATGAAAGAATTGAATCACTTCGTGCAGAAATAGCACAGACTGACGACATGACTGAGTGTGAGCGAATCCAAGATAGAATTACTAGACTGTCTAGCGGCGTGGCTGTGGTGAACGTCGGCGGCCTGACTGACGCTGATGTAGTAGAACGTAAGCACAGAATAGACGACGCACTAAAAGCAATCACCGCAGCACGTGAAGAAGGCATTTTACCCGGGGGCGGTAGCTTCTTAATTCACGCTGCCGAGATTGCTAGAGAAAGCTTAAATTTAGAGGGTACCCTAGCCCTAGGTGCAAACATAGTTTTTGTCGCATGCCAAGCTCCCTTCCGAAAAATGTGTTCAAATGCAGCGGTTTCACCCGATGTGGCCTTTAACACTGTCCGAGATTATTATGATCTTTCATCCAGCGGTTTTGCATATACCGGTGGTTATGATTTTATTAATGATTGTCACGTCACAAATATGATTAAACACGGGGTTGTCGATCCAGCGAAGGTTACTCGTATTGCTTTGGAAAATGCGGTGTCTGCCGCTGGTGTATTAATTACTGCCAACAAAGCAATAATAGAGGTTGACAACTAAGACTAACTGTAGTATAATAGAAAGTAGAAATGAAAGTGCAGTTAAGCAAATCTGTTGACCTAAACAAGATCCCTTCAGAGTTAGTCAAAGCAATTGACGCAGCCCGCCAAGAGATTAGAACCGGTACTCAACAAATTCAGAATACACGTGATGTGTTAGCTGACGGCGAAATGACTTTCGGGCTAGCAAATTTACAATATACAATTAATAAGGTAGAAGAAGGTCTTCGTTTATTACACGAAGCTAGAAATATGTTAGCATCTTATGTAGATATAACTAATGGCAATTACACAGAACCTCAAGAACACAATACTAAACAATCTGACGGGTAGTCAGATTACAATTCGTCAAGGTGCATTGTTGATTAACAAATCAACCCATAAAGTACTGGATGACAGAATTATTTGTTTAATGTTAGAATACAACGAATCAGATTCTCAGTGTTTGGTATATTGGTCTAATCATACATGGAAAGTCAACGCTGATGCGATTGTGCCGGAACCATATAAAAAAGGATAAATAATGAAAAAGTTTTTAAGAGTTATTGAAGTCACCGGATCACGGGACAATGCAACGTTACGAGAAAGGTATGTGAATATTAGTTCGATAGTATCGATTGTTGAACACGAAACATTAAGAGAATTAGTAGCCAATTCTGTTGGATTAAGCGAGTTAGATGACGGCATCGAATTTTCAACAATACAACTTAATGTTGGGATGCACGGCGCGACACTCAACGTTGTTGGATCTCCGCACGTAATCAACCAATTGGTGGAGGGATAAAATGGAAGATTATTTTACAGTATATGTTAAAGATGGGTGTCCATGGTGTGTAAAAGCTTTGGGGCTTTTACGAACCAATGAAGAACCCACTATGGTTGTCAACGTAACTCAGCTAACCAAAGAACACATTGAGAATATCAAAGAGTTTGTGGGCTGGCCAACTTTCCCGATGGTCTTATATCACGAACCTGATGTACCACCTAGATTGCTTGGTGGTTGTACTGAGTTGTTTGGTTTTGCTGATGAGGAAGTTCCGGGTGAGGATGATCATGGTGAAGTGTAAATTAATACCAATGTACCAGCACAACCCAAAATATATCGAACCATCTGGGAAGAAAAAGTATGGTCGGTACAGTAATCGATATTTTAATGGTGTGAAAGGTTACGGAACAAAGACGTGGGCTGTGTGGGTTGAATTAGAAGCCAGTGTAAAAGACTATGACAAGGCAGAATCAGAGGAAACATTCTTTTATGATTGCATTGAGTTTCTTAACACACCACCCAAGAAGAAAACTTCCAAAACCGGCAAGCGTCGGAAACAATCGGTATACGGTCTAAAACTTAACAAACATATCGTGCTTTCTATCCGCCGACCGTCCGAAAGTAAGAAAACCATACGTTTTCATTTGCTTGTCACAACAGACAAGAAAAGACATAAAAACTTTTGGTTTGAAGGCCCACTTGGTAGTTTTGGTACCCGCCGAAAGAAATAATTGTAACTAATTACTAGTATGGAAACAGAACAAACTTCTATATTGGTGATGCCCGCCGTCATATTACAACAAAAACTCTTCGTTGCTAGCAGCATGGAAGAAGAGATACGTAATTTTATTATTGGATATGTACACTGCAATCGTTGGAGCATTGGCAGAATGTCAATCTTAACCGAAATGTATTCTACTGCTTCTAAACTATTAAGAGTTTTAGAACAAATTGAACGGCGCGGTATAATAATTGATGAAGATACTGGCGACGATACATATACCCTAACCAAAAATGAGGCTTTTATAATAGAAATCTGCAAGGTTAGTTATAGTACATGCGAATCTAGTTTGTCAGAATTAAATTCAAATCTAGTTATGAACTAAAGGAACAAACATGACCTTTCACGATACTTGGCGAGAAAACAGAAGCAAACCCCTACTAGAATCACCACGGCCTAAATCTCCTTTATTGCTAGAAATCAACCAAGCCGTCGTAGATTATGTTTGGGATAATTTTAATATACAAAATGCAGCTCTTAATAAATTCTTTGGTGGAAAGCTTCGGATTGTAGAAGATTTAGATGTAAAAGCACCCAGCACTAAATTAAAGAAACTTCAAAGTTGGATCCAAATTTTAACTGATTATTCCCCAGATCTAGAAAACCCGGATATGCTACTCATCACATATCATAATGAATATTCTAAGAAAGACGAGCAAAAACGTGTTAAGATCGGTAAATATTTACAAAAGTTGGCCAATCTTTCCAAAAAAATAGATAAATACCAGCGCGCCGGTGCAGATATTATAGAAAAAAGCAAGTTATATCATGACGTTGCGGCACACATGCGCGCAAAATATGGTGACAAACCTGATACTGAAAAAATGATAACTAGAATGAGTATGCCAGTTTTTGCGCGCATGCTGCGCTGGATTGATCTCGGTACTCTAAAAACTGCAGATCCACAAGAAATAACTGCTAGAATGCGCGCCCGGGGGCCACACGCGGCTGGCCCCCGGGCAAAAGCCACCTCGCCGGAAGCCACTGATGAAAAACTGTCTTTTGATTTTAATAAATCGACCCATGAAGCTGATTCTGCACGTGTGTTGTTTAGTTATATAAACTCATATCTAACAAAAAGAGAGCCCGAACTATACAACGAATTGTTACCGGTTATAGTAAAAATGGCTGAATTATATTTGACGGCTGCCAAACCGGGTTTGGCCGCAACTCAGGCGTTTCGAACTAGTTTAAACTCATATTCAATTTATTCAGATGAAGTAGAACAAATTAACGATTTAATAACTTCCGGAACGCGAAGTTCGTTACGACAGGCCGAAACATATATTAAACAATGGCCAGAAATTAAAAAAGAAATGAATTCTGAATATTTAAAATTGGTTATTTCTAGACACCCCATCGATGTTGTTAGAATGTCAGATTTTAAACACATTCAATCATGTCATTCACAAGGTTCGTCCTATTTTAGTTGCGCGCTGGCCGAAGCCCAAGGCCATGGCTTGGTGGCATATGCTATAACGTCAACACAATATGAGCAAATTGCCGATCGGTTAACAACTTCTGAAGAAATTTTTAACGATAAACAACGAAAAGTGGCTGACGGTGTAGAACCGCTTTTCAGGTTGAGAGGCCGACAAATTCAGTTTGATTTTTCTATTCTAGAGTTTGATTTTCCAGATATAGATGCAGAAGTGTGGGAAAAACTAGATGATAATGATGCACGGGGCTCTTTTATTGTACCAGAAATTCGATTTTATGGTGTTGATCGGAACACCAAAGCTGCTCTAGTAGCTAAGCAACAAATGACCAAGATTTTGCACACCGCGCAACAAGATGCCATTAAAACACTAAAAACAGGATTTCAGTTTTTAAAAGATAATGGTATACATTTATCAGATTTAAATCAAGTTTTTAGTTTAAGTGGAGGCTTAGAAGATTCAAATACAGCCGAAATCCTCCAAAGCTTTTTCCCACGTGGATCTCATGAGGCCAAAGATATCCCGCCCGGTGGGTTGGGTTCTCAAACTGATCAGCCAAACCCAAACAAGTTGGGATTAACCCAACAATTTGAATTTAGGGCCAGTGTTGAACATATATTAAAAGGTTTGGTTAAGACGAGCCCGGTAGAAATTATGCCCGAAGGATATGGAAAGCGCTGGGCAGAACGGCGAATTGTAGATGCCAGCTTAGATGCCTACGGCACCTATCAATTGAATATCAAAATACCAAATGTAAGTACCGATGAATCAGTAGTCGTTAAAATTGTACAAATATTTGCTAGGTGGTCTACGGCGTTTAATAAAACTTGTCAAGAGGCTCTTGAACAATTAAAAGTTGATACCAAAATCGACGTTGATTTTGGCCAAAATCGACTCCCAACCCGACGGGTTGTATATGACGATCAACATAATATGTATACATTACGACTAAATATATATTCTGGTTTTGGAAGATATGAGGACAAGCGCAACCCAACTGACGAGGCTGTAGAACACGCAGTTGAAATAACAGCGCAACTTATGAACGCCATGGTTGACGACATATCCAACATTGTTGAGGAAATTCAACTAAAGTTTAATTAAAAAACAAGACAATTGTTCTTTTATCATCAACCTTTCCTACTTATTATGGGTGCGTAATTCTTTTCGCACCAATTCGTACTAGTAGAGGAGAGACTATACGTTGTCTATTAGACAAAAGGCATGGATGATTTCTATCTTAGGATTCATCAATGTTCTATTGTATAGCGTTATTCAATATTTTATTACCACCAACAGCGTCAACTTTTTAACACCTTTAGATTCATATATGCCTTTGATGCCCGAATTAATTTGGGTATATCATTCTCTCCCAATTGTTATGGTCATGACGATTGTGTTTCTAACTCAGAATAAACAACTGTTGTATACTGTGATATCCAGCTTTTTAGTTGTGATGGTGGTTAATAGCTTATTTCACGTCATTGCGCCCTCTTTTTACCCCCGACCTGATTTAATCCCACAGACGCTTTCGGAGGAGTTTTTGTTGTGGACATATAACGTGGACGGTGCCAACAACACTTTCCCATCGACCCATGTTTCATACGCATTTTTAATGATGCTTACTGCTGCCGATACCCAAAAAGCCAAGTTATATCCAGTACTTAAATATTGTTTTATATTATGGGCTGTGCTGATCACAATAAGCACATTACTTCTTAAACAACATTATGTTGCTGATGTTGTTTCTGCTCTTATATTAACTGGTTTAATTTACAAAGCAATGAGTAATTACTATATAAAAAGGAAACAAAATTTTGAAGCCCGAAGAATTAGTTTACCAGAGGAAAATTTCCGAACGAATCAAGTCTGTACTGGGTGATAACTATGTCGCCGTCGAACTAGGTGACTGTGTAACTATTGGTGAACACCGTGGTTTAACTGAAATAGCTACAAACTATACAATTAACGGCGAACCAATAAAAGTTTGTGCGACTGGGAAAGGTTTCGTTGATGCTTTATTCACAGGCGTTCAATCTGAACTGTGTCGGAAGTATGCTAGTATTAGCCAATTTTGTTTTGAAGAATTTAAGGTGGAAGCCCGTATCCGCGAGAGCAACAGTTATTCACACTCAGATGCGCCGGTACTAGTACAAATGGTTATATCTTGTCAATCGATTAGTACAAAACTCTTGTGTTTCGAAGCGCTTGGAGAAAGTATTATATCTACATCATTGCAAGTTTGTAGAAAAGCAATAGAATTTATGATTAATGCTGAACTGGCCGTCAAACACTTAATTGAAATCATAGGCAATGTTCCAATGGAAAGACAAGATCTTATTATGGGGTATACAGAAGAATTGGCAATCATAGTGAGCACAACAGATTACAGTCACATAGTTGAAAAGTTTAAGAAAAAGCTTGACATAAGCGGTTCAGTATACTATAATGAATAGTAGGATAGGAGAGACAATTGTTAATTACCGATACAGGTTACGAGGTTGTGGTTATGGAAGCAGGACAGTCTCCGGAAGAACCAGAATGGGTGCCGTTTCACGGCCAAACAGTTGCATATGAATTTAAAGATGTATATTACAATGATGTAACAACATACCATAAGTTTAAACACTTTGTATATTGGCGTCGGATTAAGGGTTAGTTTTCTCATATTAAAGATGCGTATAAGTTTTCTCATATTAAGCATAGATAGGTTTTCTTTTATCATATGAACTTCGTTTTATTCGGCCCATCAGCCGGTGGCAAAACCACATTTAAAAATGTATTAGCCGAGAAGGGTTGTTATCCTATTGTTTCGTATACTACACGGGATCCCCGACCGGGCGAAATTAGCGGCCAAGATTACCATTTTATTAGTGAACAGATCTTTAAAGAACACGCTTCATGGTCACACGGCAGACGGACAAATAAACCAGATCAAAGAGCAGAACCATATATTTGTAATATAACACAAATAGGTGGTCATTGGTATGGCCAGCACCTCCCAGAAGATTTGGTTAAGGGTTGCGAATTAGATACAGTAATGATATCAGATATTAAATGTGTAGCTGATTTTTTTATACAACCTAAACCGATGCTTAAAATAAACCATAAAATGTGGTCTAATACAGAAACCATTTTTGTATATTTACAAGCCCCTACTATTGAAGAACAAATAGGACGCCAAGTAAAAAGGTTTGATAAAATAGAAAAGATTAATCGAGGAATCAAAGAATATACAGCGTGGCGGGATTTGACAGCAATTTTGCTCGATCGTGAGCGGCTGAAAGAATTAAACTGTAAATTTTATAAGGTGGAATCGACGTTGGATTGGTCCAAGATTTTCAACCACTTACAACACCATGATAACACAGATTCATAATGTTGTCAAATTAAATAATTACTTCGTATATTAATTTGTTTTAATTAATTAACAGGCTGTAAAATTAACATTAACTCAACCGCAACTTTTGGCCTTATAAATACGCGCACGCCCACGCGGCTGCGTAACACATCAAATAACCTTTGTCAAGTAAATAATTTAAGTGAATTTATTATTTACACCATAATTAATATATATGAATAAATCTACTGCAACAGATATCGCTAAGAGTTTGATATTTGTAGTGTTTTGCTTTTTAGTGGCTAATTTCGCCGGTGGGCTTCTTTTACCTTGACATTTAGCCTAGCTGTGGTATAATGGTATCATGATTAAAAGTAAAGTACAACGAATTGCCGACTACCTCTTGATGTTGGACCAGAAGCGTGACGATTTCGATGCGTTTGCTGTCCGCGAACGAAAAGACGGTCGCCACGATATTATCGGCTTTGACGTAGACTACTGCGCGTTTGGCGAGATTAAGAGGAATAAGACGCTAATCGGCGTAAAAGATTTCAGTTAATGTTGATTTCTGACCTAAAAGTTAATTCGTTTTATAGCACTCACGGTTATATTATGATCAAAACCCATAATAACTCCGATTTTGATCGGATTTATATATTTGGAAACAAAACCGACATGGCCCGAGGGCCGCGCGGCGACTACGCGCTGAAGGCTTATTGGAAGCCCACCCCGGGCGCAATGTTCCTTTATTTGGGTAGCAAAAAGACTACACATAGTTTTTATATGCTGGGCTTCGGTCGAATTAATCTTTATGGGAATGACGTTCAGTTTTTAAAAAGAGAATAAAAAACACATCGTAAAAGAAAAGAAATGTGTTGACAAACACGTCAAAATTTGAGATAATGTATACATAAACTGGAAACAGCAACTAACCCAATCTTCTAAGGAGAAGAACAAATGTCTGAGAACACTACTAATTCCGCAACCGTCACCGAGACTCGCCCCGTTGGTCGTCCTCGCACCAACTTCACCCGTAAGGTTAACTTCGCGAAGCTTGACAACGGTAATTGGAAGGTCGCCGGTCGAGGTCGTCCTTCTGCAAACGCCGAACGTAAGGCTGTGATGGTCGCGTGGGATGCCGAGTTTGTCACTGATGTCGAGTATACGCTCGATGGTGATTCCCCTATGCCCGCGCGGGCCTAATAAATAATTGACAACTCAGGCCCAGAAACGCCGACAGCGAATGGTCAAACATTGGTCTAAATTTAAAGTTGGCGATCTGGTACGATATACAGCCGGCGTGGCCCATGTCGGTTTGATCGTGGAAAAATCCGAGCTTACGAAAGGCCGGTTTGATACATGGATGCCGGATACAGAATATACACTGGCTATCAAATGGTTTTTACCCGGCGAGCCATGGCCCACATTTTTTCACCCCGCATGGGCCGAGGGTATCTTTTGGGTTCCGGCCAAATATGTACAGGTTTATAAGAAACCATGAAAGTTAAAGATTTACAAATTGGCTGTCATTATAAAATGAGCCATCGAGCCATCGCATGCCTAGGCAAGTCGAGGCTACGCTTCGTCGGCCAGCGCCTCGACTCCAAGTCGAGGCTACGCTTCGATCAGTTTGAGTTGCTATCTATTAAAAGCCTGCCGCGTATGAATCAGCGGTGGATTCTTAGAAATGGTGGTTTTGATTCTGCCCAGCTTGGAGTTTTGATGTACGTGGGTACATTTGACAACAAAAACGAAACGAAGCTACACAGATTTTACAGTCATATGCTGAAAAGGAATATCGACACTGCTGGTTGTTTTATTCAGAACATTCTGAGCATTAAAAAATAAAAGATAGTGCTTGACATTCTTTCGCAAATTTGATACTATATGCATATTACAGGCCCGCACCCGCTCATGTGTTAAAACTGAGCCAACTGCTTTCATAGTATAAAGGCGATTACCCCGGCGTTGTAACCCGGAAATCTCAGTTCGATTCTGAGTGGAAGCTCCAAACGAAAATGGTGAAGATTACAAAAAAGAACGGACATAAGATCAAGGCTGGCACATTTATTTGTGTTCACGAACCCGAGAATCGGAGTGGTCCCGCGATTGAACACGTGATTGCTTTGGCAAAGCCTTATAGAATCGAGGGCGGTACGTTCTTTGTAAAGGTTTATTCTTTTACAGAAGTTTATATATTTAATGAATATGCTGTTAATACAACCTTCCCATTCGCAACGTTCTTTTTTATGGACCGGTAGCTTAGTCTGGCAGAGCAGGGGACTCTTAATCCCAAGGTCGAAGGTTCGAATCCTTCTCGGTTCACTTTATAATTTGCCCCCGTAGTCTAACGGATCAGGCCCTTGATTACGAATCAAGTGTTATGTGGGTTCGAATCCCGCCGGGGGTTCTTTTTTGCTTGACAAACCCGTCAGGCTTTGATATAATACATAAGACAGTCAAGAAACATTTAACAAAAGGAAAATAAACAAATGAATGCAGGCGCTCCGGATTATAAATTGACGGACGAATGTTTCTGCGTCAAGGGTGAGGAAATCTTTAAGCCGTAAGGCAAAAGAAAATTCTTGACACGCTTTCATATATATATAATATATATATATGACAGTCGGGTAATACCGGTTGTCAATTGGTGGTACGCCGAAGTTGGAGGGTCGGGGCTGTCTGTAAAACAGTTATTAATTTCTACTAGGTTCGAATCCTAGTACCACCACCATGCCCCCGTAACTCAATTGCGTAGAGAAGCGGCCTTTTAAGCCGAAGGTTTGCAGGTTCGAGTCCTGCCGGGGGTACTTATAGTTAGCTTGTGATCTGACTGCTATCAGATGTACATCGCGTTCGAAGGTCCGATAGCAGTCGGCATCTATCGCGGCAGGTTCATAGCCTGTGTTAGCTTCCAAACACTTTTGCTCAGATAGTATAACTGGCATAATATCCCGGTCTTTCAAATCGGTTCATGCGGGTTCGAATCCCGTTCTGAGTACTTTACATATGAAAATCAAAACAGGCCAAATTTGGCGTATGCCCGGGCAAGCGTTGATGATTCTAGAAGTTACGAGCAATCGTATCAAATATTATGATTTTGAAACTCGCGATTCAAGCACGTTCACTCGTTGCAATGTCGAAGAGGATTTGGAAAATCATGGGAAATTGGTAAAAATAGTTCTTGACAATCAACCATAATTGTGAGATAATGTATACACAATGGAAACTCTAGCAAAACAAATGAAAAATATGGCCAATGAGGCTCTAGAATATAACACAGCCAACTTCATCGAGAAGTTGGAAGAAACTATTTACAATGCGGCCGAAACCGGTTGTAAACACGTATGCACCTCGCGGGTTAAACATGACCACAAAAAAGAACCCGTACGGTCGAGTATTGTGTTTCAATGGTTAGAAGAAAATGGATTCACCATCACAGGTGGCGGTTGTTTTCCAGACACTACGGTGTATTGGTAGAGATAATCACTAATTAAAAGAACATAGCGGGATCGACTAGTCAGGTCCAAGTCACTGGTTTCATACGCCAGCATCGTGGGTTCAAATCCCACTCCCGCAACCTAACGTCGGTTTGTCAGGAGAGCCGTTAGACGTAAGTATGGGGCCGAGGTGCTCCATAGCCCCCGCTGATCACGGGGGTTCGCTTCTGCGAATTTACAGGGCTGTAGCTCAATTTGTAGAGCGCCGGGGTGAACACTCGGAAGATGGAGACTCAAATCCTCTCAACCCTACCTAACACTATAGAATTAAAGGCCAAAATGCCAAATTTGATACGAGCAACAGGCGAGAGGGTTTTTTATTACTACCTCACCGAAGCCGAGTGGGGTGCGATTTTCGAAGCGCTCTCGGTTGCAGATCTTGAACGACGTGACAACGCAAAACACATGCCAGAGTGGGTAGACCTTCGTAACCGTCTATCACTTCTGGTTGATATTGAAAACGAACTATTGGAGAATGAATAAATGTCCGTAATTACAGACCTTTTGAATGAGTTTAATCAGGAGCCCGTTAAATCGAGCGAGCGGCACCGTAAGGCTTTGATTTCACAGCTTAAACCCCTTCTGACCGAGGAGGAACACACTCGGCTGACAAAGGCGCGGGGTGACAGTCTGCGTTACGACGTGGAACAATTGATTATTAAGTACTAAGTATATTTATTGGGGGGGCATGTTCCAAGAGGGCGACAGTGCTTTGCACGCACCGTGTGGTGGGTTTGATTCCCATCCTTTCCACCAAAAGCCTTTGAGCTAATATAGTGATGTGGTTTAACTACTAAACAATAATTGTTAGCGCAGAAGGCTTTTTTTACTTGACAATTACTTCAATACATGAGATAATGGATACATGAAAAATCAAGGTTCGCTTTGGGAAGTTATTTGTTATTCAAATGAGTGTCTGGGTTTTACTATTTATGATCAAAAAGGCTCCAAACCTTTTTGTTGCGGAGTTTGCGGAGAACAGAAAGATATCAGAGTAACTGATATTACTGAGTTTGTGGGTCATTAGCATAACCGGTTAATGCGCGGTCCTGTTAAGTCCGATGATTTGGGTTCAAATCCCAAGTGGCCCTCCAAAATATTGCACGGTGCGCGAGTGGAAAGTGACGCGGCTGTTAACCGTAGGTTCCTGAAAAGGTACGTAGGTTCGAATCCTACCCGTGCAGCCATACGCTGTCCGATCATTGGGTAACGACGTACCCTATAGATTTGAAGTTTACTACGTCAGTAAATGGGGGTTCGACTCCCCCGTCCAGCAGAATTTTTATCCTGATTTGATGTAATGAGAAGCATACTCGTTGATAAATTGAACGCGCCCGATTCTAGATTGACGGTGTAAGTAGATAAGCCATGCGTGCAGTATGGCAGGCGAGAGGTGCCGGGGCAGTTCCGGCATGAGGGGCCAAAACATTTACGAGATAATATGAAAGTAAAAGAACTAATCAAAATTCTAAAGCAATACGAGCCAGAAACAAATGTATATCAAGTTGATGCGTGTGGTGGTTACTACGAAGATTTATATGATTTTTCGATAGTGAAAGAAGCCGAGTTGTTCGATGGTGAAACCCTTGAAGGGTGTATTATCTTAACCGAGTAAATTAAAAGAATTATCTTGACATTTAACCTCACTGTGGTATAATAGTAAGCATGAAGTCAGAATCTAATTGTAGAGGACTAACATGACACAGAAAAAGACAATCACATTTAAGCTGGAAGTACCTGCAGGCGTCCCTGAAGCATGGCTAGAACGCCTTGAGTTGGATGCAGAGGACGCACTCAACGACGCTGCTAAAGAGCTTGCAGAAGGCTACTACGAAGACCACAGCGCCCATCTGAAGGGCAAACAGGGACCACGGGAATACCTAGAACACATCGTTGTTTGGGAGGCTCTAAAAGCCGTTGAGGTGGTCGAAGGCGTGGTAAATTGATGGATAAAATCCTGTCAATGTTTTTACGTGTCGCAGCGGTCGCGGCCATTATATTTTTTGTTGGTGGTTTCGCAATTGAAACCGTGGCAGAATTTATTATGTCCCGCGCGAGAGGTTGCAATGTCGACGTATTTTTTGTACCCTGCGGCATCGTTGCTGTAACACTGTATATTCTTTTCGCCCTCTGGCGAGATTCACGAAATTAAAACACTGGAGAATTAATGAGAAAACTAATTATTATCGTAGCGTTCCTGTTAACTAGCTGCGCACACACCGCCGACGACTCGCCCGCAGCCGAAACACTGCGAAAGAGCGGATACACCGATATTGAGTTGACCGGCTGGTCACCATTCAAATGTGATCAAAAGGACACATTTAGCTCAGGCTTCCGTGCCAAAAATTCTAATGGTGCGACAGTCGAAGGCGTTGTATGCTGTGGACTAGTTTTCAAGGGCTGCACAGTCCGTTTCTAATAGAACACGGGGGTGTATCTCCTCAAGCTTATACCTTGTAGAAAGAGTAAGTGGTTACATGCGGGTTCAAGTCCCTCCACCCCTACCAAACATTTACACCAAATAGTCCTTGACAAAACAGTCAAAATTTGAGATAATAGTAGTATGAAGTGGACAGAATTTAAAAATCGAAAGCTGAGTTATCTGACAAAGATTCAATATGGNNTTTTTGCCATGTCTTTGTGGTGTCTGGCCGTAATGCCTTGGTGGCCGATACAAGGCCTGTGGGCCGTGGTGTCTGCAATATCTTGTTATAATGCTATTAGCCAAACGATTGTCGATTTGGTTATTGACTAGTGAAACAGATTTATATGCACGAACCACCTCTTCCAAGGCCCAAACCCCGTGTAAATTATTGTGCCTATTGTGGTAGGAAGGCAGGCAAAAAAGCCTGTGTGGGTTGTGGAGCACCATGCGACAAAACAAATATCTAGACGAGTATAAAAAATATAAAGACGTAGAGTTAGAGGTTGGGAAGATTTATTCACACAAGAATGACCCGGCTCACAAGTTTGTTCTAGAATCATATGATTTTGAAAACAACTCTGCCACCCTCGTTTCAGTAGACGACGATCACCAAAAGACCAAAACGGGTCATTGGGCCAGAAAACATTTGCGATTGGTAAAGGAATAATGACTAGAAAAGATTATGAAATGATTGCGCAAGCCGTCAAGGCCAGCCGATCGGATTTTGTGATGGGTGATGATTATATGGATTGGCATAGCAACAACCTTTTTGATGCATTTGTTCGTAACCTTGCAAAACAATTGAAGAACGATAACCCTCGATTCGACAAAAGCCGATTTATCAATGCCTGCGAATTCAATGGAGGCTGATCTGATCGGCCAGCTTGTTATATATGATAACGAAGCCGCACGTGTCCACCCGGCGCCACGTGTAGTCACTCATGGAATAATTATTGGCGAGTCCGTCGCGGCGCACGCCGTACTGATCAAATGGCATGAATGCGCCTGGCCAGATTGGGTTTCTCTAACTAGTGTGTTTCATGACGGTGACAACAAAGCTTTTAAGCCCGTATATTATTTTTATGAGGATTGGAAAAATCGGTATCGGTAAATTAATTAATTGGTTGGGTGATGAAGAAGATTCCGCCGATATGGGAATTATTATCGCCAGCAATAGTGTTACAAAACGTGTGTTGATTTATTGGATCCGCTCAGGCGACCGAGCGTGGATTGATAAATACCGCCTAACTAAATCTAAGCTTCATCAATTTAGGCCTTGACATAACCCTCAAAATATGAGATACTATAGATGATGGTAAAAGATATCACACTTAAGCTTACAGTTGACGAAGCGATCTTAGTTTTTGCTGCTTTGCAATTGCTGGACAAGCCTGCAACGGCTAGAATGTCTGACAACGTAAAGGATCAAATTCGTGAGAAACTGCTCGTCAATGTGGGGAAGGAATCATAAAGTTATGCTATATACTAGTATGACATATGAGTGACAATATTGCATTATATACGCATATATTGTTTGGTTGCGCCGCGCATTTGTATCCGAGCTAATTATCAATTGATATGAGGCGAAAAGTGGCGGCTAGGCGATGCTGGATGCACGCTGAGTTTATTAATTGTAACAGTCGAGGGCTGCACAGGATGTACCGGAGACTAACATATTATTAGATATTATAGAATTTTAGATGGGGCCTACATACTTATTATCATGCGGGCCTCGTCTTTTTATAGGGGTATAGCTCAGTTTGGCAGAGCGGGAGGCTTTGAACCTCCGTCAGTCGTAGGTTCGAACCCTACTACCCCCACCATTTACTATGAAAGGTAAACTAGTTACATATAAATTTGATGGCCGCTGCGGCGTCGGCTTTATTACCTGTGTTGGTTCGACGGATGCCGTTGTACAATGGGTAATTAATCCCGGTACAAGGAGGGGNCGNAGGAGTTCCTTTCAGTGGGCTGTGAATATTGCTGAGTTAAGAAGACACGGTAAATGGAAACTTTATTCTTGACATTCAAGTCAAATTGTGAGATACTATAGATGATGGAAATATCAATTAGCGCAGGCGATCCAGATATGGTGATTCAACAAGTGTTGACCATGCCTGCCGCTGCCATACAAGAAACACTCAAAGAACAAAAGAAAAAGAAGGCAAAGAAAAATGTGGGATCTCAATAGTCTTTTTTCGCACATCCCCTTTCTGATGGAAAACCGGCATTTGTGCCCATGGGTTACAGGTCAATGGATTAAATCTGATATCACCCTAGCGGATATGGAAACCAGAGCGGCTGCCAATGATGACCAACCGGTCACAGACTAGTGCCTAGTTTTCTCTTATCACATATACACACGTAAAGTAATATCATATGACTATGCAACGTAATCTTTTTAAATCAGGTGAATTAGTGTGGGATGCCGCAACGACCCTGCCTGCAGTAGTTATCGAGGCATATATAATTAAAGGATGCCCGCGATACGATTTATATTATTGGTCACCTCCAGTATATGGTGGTTTGACTCACGCAGAATGCTCGCGCGGTATTGATGAATTCGATTTAGCACCATTAAACACCAACATGATCAAAAAGTTACGAGCAGATGGGCACCTTTCAAATACATGAAGGCCTGAAATTCTTTGACAGCGAAATGGGTCTGCATGGCATAATAGTTTTTGCAGGCGTCGAAACATCGAAAATTTGGTGGGCCGATGGCGACAGACATTCGTGGTGTCTGACTGAAGATCTTGTTGATGATATTAACTCAGGGATAATTAAAACTTTTGAAGAGCCGACCCTTGAAATTAAATAAGCTGACACGTGGACAGTTAATCGGCCATGTCGGCCGTCGCGTTGGCGACCGCCGCGCCGGGTGCTGTGGTATTTATATCGGAGAAACAATTGAAATCACACACGATTTGCTTTACAGCGCGAAAAAAGCTAGCTATAAATGTTTCAATTGTAAACAAACCCACAAGGTCCGATATGGTCGATTAAAAGTTTACGATGTTGATCAAAAGATTTTTGTTGACTTTATAGCCGAAATTTGAGATAATAGTAGTATGGCTAAGAACACTTACATGATTTTATTGAACCGTTGGACTGTCTTGGTAAAAGAAACCGATGATTGGAACACAAGAGTAGAATTTGAAGATGGTCACCTAGAATGGTGGGCCAATAATTATCTTAAACCTTTCCCCGTAAATTAAAAGAAATTCCTTGACAATTTACTCTAAATTTGATACTATATAAGGGTGGGATGAACAACCAAAAGGAACAAAAAAATATGGACCTTGCAGCAATTCTCGCAGACCTTGATCTTAATTTTGAGCAGCTTACGTCGTGGGAACGCAATTTTCTTACCAGTGTAAAGGAACAATATAACCGGCGAGGTCGGTTGAGCACTAAGCAGGTTGATATCCTAAAACGTGTACAGGATAATTACACAGCCGAGGTGCAGCAGGCGCGGGACGCTTGGATCTGCGCGTGGACGCCGGAAAAAGCCGCTGACCTTCGCGTCGTGGCAAAATATTACAAATCTACGTCGTATTTTCAAAACGTTGTAGACCGTATTTTGACCGGCGACAATTATATTCCTAGCGAGAAGCTTTTTGGAAAGATTATTGAAAACAAGTATGCCCAGCGCGTGCTGGCTGCTTACCACGCTGATTCAAAATACGCTGTCGGACAAATGGCTATTGTTAAATCCGCAAATCGTTCGGTTGTACACGATCAACGTGTGTTGGTTGGAAAACCCGTGTTGATCCTAGAAGTTATGGATTACATTGTAAGTGCAGCGAAGGGCTCAAAGCTTTATTTCGTGGCCAACGTTGCGGATCCTCGCCAACGTACACACGTCGAAGAACGGGATTTGAAGAAATTCAAACGCAATAAATAAAATAAACACCTATATTAAGGCTTGACAAATCGGTCAGGCTTTGATATAATGTATATATAGAGTGGAAGTTGGGAACGGGGCGAGCGTCATGCGATTTAGCAACGACCTTTCGTTCGCCACTCTATCATGAAGAGGGTGGTTTTTGTTGGCTTTCCCTGTCTTGATAAACGAAGCTGAAATTATTGCCTAGTGCATCATCACGCAAATAAAAAACCAACCGGGACCAGCAACCGGGAGCTACCGACATCATTCACTTTTTTGGAGAGAACATGAGAACTCTTTTGTATGTTACTGGAATGACAATGCTTTCAGCAATGAATCAATGGACTGCAGCAATGCTTGATATTGCACAGGCTAAAATGCTGCAAAAAGCAGTGAAAGAGAATCCCGAATTGGCTGGAAAGCTGTACGGGCAAAAGACGCCGGTGGGGTTTAGAACGAACGGAAATGAAACGATCCACTAAGAAAAACAAGAATCGGACTGTAAAGTCTCGTAATCACGTCGCTTTCGCGCTCATTATGCGCGGAGGTAAATCCAAGTCACACGGTGACAAGCGTAAGGAACAATCCAAACGTGCCTGCCGAGGTAAAATTCGCATTTAATGTCGGAGAGTTAGCGCATCGGTTGCATTATTATGACCGCGTGTGTGTAATTTTAGAACATCACGCAATAACCAACCCGATGCGCAGCTTGGGGTCGGGGTCAAAAATCCCGGCATATTGGGTGTATTGGCTAACCGAATATGATCGGATCAATCTGCCTCTGCTCGTCCAAGAAAAATATTTAGTACCTCGTAAATAAAATTAAATGTCTTGACAATCGCCTCTATATTTGGTATAATGTAATGGTAGGTTAGAGAAACGGAGAAAGAATATATGTCCCGCACCAGAACAGTCACTTGCAGTTTTTGTTGGAACGAAGGTCACAACCGTCGTGGTTGTCCAGAATTGAAGGCGAAGGCCGCTGCCGAGATTGCAGCCGGGGAACCCGGTTATTACGCCAGAAGTATCGAACGCCAGAAAGCGCGCGAGACTGTGCGTCGTTGCGGCTACTGCAACGAAACGAAACACAACCGGCGAGGCTGTAAGGCTTTGAAGGCTGAAGTTGCAATCACAACCAACGTGATGGTTGGTATGCGTAAAGCCTTTGTGGCTGCGTTGGCAACGATGAATCTCGTAGAAGGCTCGTTCGTCAGTTTCCGTTCGTACAATAATTGGGAAGTCCCAAAGGATCCCGCCACGGCTGGTGAATTCCGCGTCGGAATCGTCAAAAAAATCCTCTGGCAGCGTGTCACGCCGTGGAACCACGAAGAACGTGGAGCGATTTTTAATGTCAATGTACATATGAAAAATCATAGAGGCACACCGATTATTCCCACGGAAATGTGGGAAAGCGTGATGGAACTCGGCGCGAAGGCTATTAAAGCTGAGCCAAAGAACCTTACAGCCAACGGTTATAACAAAACGTTTGGTCTGCAACGCATTGGAAGTACCGTGTACATTCTTGATGAGGTGCCAGAAGGCTTCACAGATCATGACGCTGTACAGAAAACCGTGAAGGAATGGTACAAAAGCCAGACCGTCACGTCCTCGCTGGGCCATGGCGCGCGGAAGTCCTCTGACAATTTCATCACATTTGACACCGTAAAATAAAAGAAAACTCTTGACATTTGCCACAGTTGTGGTATAATGTATATGTAATCAAGTTAAGGAAAGCATCTAAAAATGGCTATCGACTTCAAACGTTTTAATCAGATTTCTCCGTACGTCGTCGCGATTCGCAAGCCCGTGATGATTCGTGGACGGCACGGTATCGGCAAATCCGAGGTTGTTTATCAGCTTGCGCGCACCATCGAGTGGCGCGGCAACGATGCCGGTCACTACATCGGCAACGATGCTTCCGGCATGGAACTTATCGAACGCCGTGTCAGCCAGATGACCGAAGGCGACCTTTGTGGTCTGCCGAGCATCGAAGATGCCCGGACGCGCTGGAACGCTCCTGATTTCCTCAAGGACGCTTGCGAGCGGCCGGTCCTTCTCTTCTTGGACGAAGTTGACCGAGGCATTCCCGAGGTTCGTCAGGGAATCTTTGAGCTTACGGACAGCCGTAAATTCAATGGTTGGGATCTGCACCCCGGTACTGTCATCGTCGCAGCCGTCAACGGTGGCGAGTCTGGCGACCAGTACACCGTGGGCGAAATGGATCCCGCCGAGCTTGATCGCTGGACGGTCTTCGATATCAACCCGACCGTTGAGGATTGGTTGACGTACACCCGCGATATGGTCGCCCAAATCGTTTGGGATTTCATCAACATGAACAACGCGCACCTGTGGCACAATGGGGATTTCGAGCCTAACAAGGTCTATCCTTCGCCGCGATCGTGGGTCCGCGCTGACGAGTGTTTCACTAAGACCGGGTTTCTGGATTTGGACAACCCGAGTGAAGACCAGCTTGACGTGGTGTATCACCTCGCGACCGGCTTCGTCGGTTTTGAGGCTGCGCTGGCTTTCAAGGACTTCGTAAAGAATTACGACCGTCAGCTTTCCATCGCGGATGTTCTGGCTGGTCGTGGTCTGGACAAGGCTGAAAAGTGGGGTATCACCGAGCACACCGCCATGGCGGAAAAGCTCGATGCATCCGGTCGTGTCACCGCCGATGAGTGGACTGACGCTGAATTGCAGAACCTCGCAACTTACCTTGCGATGGTCCCGGCTGAAGTGTTCATGAAATTCTACCAGATTTTCGGTGATGCTCAGGCGTTCGAAACCATCGCGCGCCTGCACGACACCAAACTGCCCAACGGCATGGAAATGCAAGAGCACGTGGTTGGGATTCTCAACCCCGCAACCAAGGTTGCGTAAATTAATCAAGAACCCGGATCGGCGGCGTGTACGTTACACCCACTGTCGGTCCCGGTTCAACCTTCTCATTAAATCTTTTGGAGATCAAACAAATGGAATTGAACGCACCCAATTATAAAGTTGGCCACAAGGTCAAGAGTGTCTCACCCGCTGGTCTGACCGGTACGGTCACAGGCTACGAGCCGCCGCATATGAATGGTTTGGCCCCCGGCCAACTGCTCGTAACCATTACAGAAGTTGAGTCCGATGCAACCCATTGGGATGCTGACGACGTTGGTTTCGAACAACGCTTCGCCATTAACGGTGTAAACTCTTTGGACTGGAAACGTGGGCAGTGGCCCGACGTGGTTGCGGACTAA